GGTCGTAGGTGATCTTCTCTACAATGCTTTTCAGGGCTGCATTTTTCTCCTGGGGAGTGAAGGAGTCAGACTGCAGGATGTCCAGGATAGAGGAGATGCTCTGCAGCATTTTCCTGGTATTGTCTTCCGGTTCTTCTGGTACCTGGGTGAGTTTAGCTAGCTGTTCTTCCAGTTCTGTTCGTTCCTGGCTGATACGTTCTTTGTTAGCCCGGTATTCTTCTATGGTGTCAATTCCATCTATGTAAGCTTCTTTTGCACGAAGTTCCTTTGAGTCCAGTCGAGACAATTTCTTTTCAATATTTTTAATTTCAGCATCTGGAGCATGGTCTGTCTGACGCTGGCGCAGGGAGTAAGAAACGGATCCGTTGTTAAGGGCATCCTTAAGAGCGTTTAAAACAGCAGGGCCGATCACACTTTCATTGACATAGCAGTTAGTGGAACATTTGCCTTTTAAGTATCCGTAGCACTGGAAATAGAAAGTATCCGGTAGTGACTTTCTGTGGACTACGCAGGAAGAAAGGGACCGACCACAGCCGGAGCATTTTAGAAGCCCTGAGAGCCAATGCTTGGTCACTTCGGAAGGCTTGGCATTTCTGGGTGTGTATTCTTTATTAAAACGCTCTTGAGCCTGCTCAAAGAGTTCTTTGCTGATAATAGCCGGGTGGTGACCGGGACGGATGATCCACTCAGACCGATCACGTATTTCATTGGTTTCGTTTATGGTCCGGTTCCAGCGGATATCTCCTGCATAGCCGGGATTTTGGATAATGTACTCCAGGGAACGCTTTTCAAAGGGTTTTCCACGGCTGGTTTTGTATCCCTGGGCATTCAGATATTTGGTTAGAGCGAATAAGGACATCTTTTCATTTACATATTTATCGAAGATCAGCTGAACGATGGCGGCTTCTTCTGGAATGATCTCCGGAGTAGCTTTGTGGTGGGGAATGCGGTATCCCAGAGGCGGCCGACACTGGTAGGCACCACGCAGAGCATTCTCTGTCATTCCCCTGGTAACATCACCGGAAAGTCGGATAGAGTAAAATTCATCCATCCACTCAATAATGCGCTCGATCAGGCCGCCGAATGGGCCTTCAATCAGTGGCTCGGAGATACTGACCACATCCACATGGCATTTATTCCGCAGCATGGACTTATAGACGATGCTTTCTTCCTGATTGCGGGCGAACCTGGAAAACTTCCACAGCAGGATCACATCAAAGGGATGCTCGTCAGACTTGGCGGCAGCGATCATCTGTTGGAACTTTGGCCGCTTATCCGCCTTCCGGCCGGAAATACCATTTTCCGTGTAGATGTGCTGGTTGGACACGATCATATTGTGGCTTTTGGCATAGTCTAAGAGCAGGCGCCTCTGGGAGTCCGGGGACAGTTCTTCCTGTTTATCGGTGCTGACGCGGATGTAGAGCGCAGCTGTTTTTACAGTGTCTTCTTCTTTTTTCATGTTATCATCTCCTGGTATTTGCTTTATTTTATGAAAAATGAGTACAAAAAAGACGCCCCTTGCGCAGACGTCCTGGAGATGATATAATTCAGGTGTTCAAGCTGGATTTATCATAGCCAGGAGACTGGCAAGAGAAAATCTATGTAAAGCCGTTCGGTACGCCAATACCGGGCGGTTTTTACTTTCCTAAAAAATAGTGTTATTATAAGCTGTTCGGAAATTCCGAATAGTTGAACATGTAAGAATTACTTACATGTTGTTTAAAAAACGTAAAAGACCCCGTATTACTACGAGGTCTTCACATAATAGCTTATGTCTTCATTTATGCCCTAAAGGCGATGTTTGCGACAGCCATTACTATCGCGCATAGCTATTATACTAGATAGTATGCTCGTAGTCAAGAAAATATTATGAAAAATTTTAAATTAGTTAAAAACATACAGTTCTTTGAGTTTATTGTTTATTTTAATCATGCTTTCTTCAGAAAGAGATATTCCAGATAAAACACCCTTTAAATTTCTCGGATCAAAAATACGTATTTTACTGACTGTAGTAATTTGATTTATAAGCGCAATACTTCCTTCTTTCATTTGAGATATTTCTTGACCGATTTTATTAAGATATTCTAATTCTGCTTGGTTATGTTTCTTTTTCTTTTCCCATGTGGCTTGAAGTGATGCAGCATCTTCGAGATATTGTTGAGTTGCTAATAGTTTTTGAGAAAATTCATTGCTGCCTTTATCGCATGCAGCAAGCTCTTTAGCAGTATTACTGGAGAGAGAAATCAACGAAGCAAATACCTGTAATGTAGTAGCAATTTCAGTCTGTTCTTCTTTTAAACTTTGATTGATAGTATCATATTTTATTTTTAATAAGCGATATAATTCGTTGCCAAGTTCGACATTGTTGTTATGTATTTCCTTATTATCTTTTACGGAAGTGAGTGGAATGACTGTTAAAACAGGAGATGATTGAGCATTATGATTATCTAGCACAACACCATAATGCAGTCCTCCGTACTCACTTCCAATGTTAAAACCAAAATTAATTTTTATAATATTTCCACGTTTATAAGCAATATTGCGTTTAGGATCAAATTGTTCTTCAAAATTTATGAAGCGTACATAATCTTTAAGCCAATAAGAAATTAAATTAGCCTTTTTTAAATGTGCTCCAGATGGATCGTTAATGTAACGCTCCAATAATTTATTTAATTCTTTTATCGCTGCTTTTTTGTTAGCAATAACGTCTTCTTTTGTAAAATCCTTACTCATAGTTCCCCTTTGTTTTAATCTCAGTTCTATAAGTTCTTTCTGATATCCCAAAATTCGCGAAAGCTGATCTATGGTACACTCTTGATAACGCATATATTCCGTAATTAGATCATCTGGTACCAGGAGATTTATAGCAAAGGTATTTGCTTCCTGTTCTTTTCGAGAATTTAGAAAGAGCGTTTTATGTTTTATAAAGTAGCAGTTTTCCCTTGGATGAAGAATTGCATGCCCGAGTTCGTGAGCCATAACAAATAGTTTTTCATTCCCTTCCAGGTTCTCATTGATCCAGATGCATTTACTTCTTTTCATGTACATATAGCATCCAGAACGTGATCCTATATCGCAAATGGCTGTTTCGATGCCGAGCATATCTGCAATAACGAAAGGATCATTAGTCTGGAATTTTTTCCTATAATAAGAAACTTTCTTTTTGATCTCATTATTCAAATTTAAGATCACCTACTTTTTGTTTTTATTAGGATTGTACTTTGCTTTGTTTTTTACTTTTAAACGGCGGAGCATTAATTCAACCTGTCCCAGAAAAAGATCTACGTCTTCGTCAGGAATATCTTCACCGTCATAAGCAGCGGGCCCCAGCTCTTTGCTTTCTAGCTTTTCACGTAAAGAGTCAAGGTCCTTTTTTATATCTCTTTCGTCTTTGGCATTGAGCTCCGTTTGAATTTCGCTATCGCCATTAAGCAAATAATCCATTGTAACATTAAAGTATTTGGCGACAGCATTAAGCTTATCAGCATTAGGGGTGGATTTATCCCATTTTACGATTGTGCTATTGCCAAAACCTAACTCTGACTCAAGCGCAGGTAAACTAATACCGCGTTCTTGCGCAAGAGCTTTTACTCGGTCTTTGAGTGTCATAATAGTCCCCTTTCAAATACGAGAAAAAAATCTCGAAAAAAGTATTGACAAAAAGAAAATATTCTCGTATAGTAGGGAGTGTAAAGAGAAAACATTCTCGTACAATGATTATCAGTCGATAAACGCCAATTTAAAAGACTGGATATAAGAGAATATATTCATATTGCCTATTTGTATAATAGAATATTTTCTCACAAAAGTCAATATAGGAATGAGAATATTTTCTCTAACAAAGTACATGGGATGAAATCCCAGCCCATAAAAATTCCACCGTACAGCGAATACGGTGGAATACATGCAGACCTACAAGCTTGTTTACGGGTGACGGGCTAATTACTTAGCCAGGATATACAGCGCAGGACTGTCTTCTCCTATGAAATAGGACATGGACAAAAGTCTATATCCTTTAGCTAAAAGAGTTTGGACCTCTTCAGCTGAACAGGTATATTTTTTCTTTATGGCATTCACCTCCCTCTCGCGGAGGTGTTAGGCCTGCATGTACATCATAGCACAAGGAGGTGAAACCGTGATATACGACAATGTAAAAAAGCTTTGTGATCAAAAGGGAATTTCCATTTGGCGCCTTGAAAGGGATCTTGGATTTTCTAATCGCAGTGTTAGCAAATGGAATGACAATGAGCCCGGTATTCGGAAAGTCCAGAAAGTAGCAGACTACCTGGGAGTACCAATTGAGAAGTTGTTGGAGTAGGAGGTGAGAGAAGTGGAAGAGCATGAAAAAAATGAAATTAATGGATATGCGGCTGCAATGGCAGAAATAGCTGCTAGGAGAACCCATTGCTTGATTATCATGGTCGGGTTGTCTATGGGAATAAATATTATTTCATTATTAGTGCAAGTATTCCGGTAACAGCGGCAATAAGAGCAAGAGAAAAATTACAAAGAGGAAGAAATTTATTCCAAAACCATTCAGAACGCTGCTGCTTTTTAAGAACTTTTTCACGATCAAGAACAGGTTGTACATATTTTTTGTAGGCATTAGATTTCTTAAAATCAGCTTGCTGTTGTTTGCTGGATAAGTATTTTAAAGAATCATCGGTAATATCTGAAGAAATTTTAGGAAGTAAATCAGGCGTGATAATAGGTTTGTGGTTTTTGTTGCTCATAAGCACCTCCGTATTGTGAATTTGATAGAGAAATTGTAACACGGAGAATTAGGAATGAAAAGGGGTGAGATAGATGTGTTTTTATGAGTCAGATAGTTTGGAACATATTGGCTTTGATTTTTATTGCGACATCGCAAATAACATTGTCAAAGCCCGAAAAGAAAAGGGCATAACGCAGAAGGAACTTGCTAAGCTTGCTGGCATTAAGGAACATCGGCTGGTTGGAATTGAGAACGTGAAGGTCAGAATTGATCTGGACGATTTAGAGAAGCTTTCAAAGGTTTTTGAAAGAACGGTCGACTGGTTGATTGATGCTGAATTGGATTATGGCGGAAAGGATTGTCGGTATTTAGTCTGGCCTGATTCTTTACCAGATTTCAAGCTTTATATGAATGCACCAAGTAAAAGAATGGCCTTTTTACGATATGACAAGAAGTTTAAAGAATGTGGAGTAACCTATACCAGTGGCCGAGAGCGGTTTTATGTAAAACTCGTTGGGGTTCCGGTTTCAAAGCAGGAAATTCAAAATAAGTTTAAAAAGAGAACTACGGAAGATTTGCCATTGGAGCCAGATTAATAGCAACAAGTACATGCTTCAGGGCATACAGATCAAGAGAGAGGGGTGGTGATATTGAAAGAGATTACCTTTACCAATCATGTAAGGATTGGAGAACAGAGATTGCTTCTGGATGAACTTCCAGAGGAACAGAGAAGAGATATTGTTAATAGCATCTGCTACAGATCGCTTTTGACAATTCCTAATACAGAAGTGATCCAGACCGCCTGAGAGCGGCCTTGGTGGACAAGCTTGGAAAGGAGAGAGAAGCAATGGCAAAGATCAAGAACTATGACGGTCGGACAGGCATGGAGCTGTCTTATGTGGCAGTGCAGGCAACCAAACCTAAGAAAAAAGCATGGAACTGGGTAGGTATCGCTGAGACGGTTGTTGCAGGCGGTATCTGGGCGGTGGTCCTGATGATGCTTGGGGCTGCGCTTGCGGTCCAGGTGCTGTGATGGCTGTGCGGAATGACCAGTGCGGTACCTGCATCAGGAAGAACCGGTGTATGGAGAGAAGCCGCTTACAGGCATGCAGAGGCTACATAAAAAAGGACCCAGGCAGCGGCAACTGCGATAGGTCCAAAAGAAAAAATTGTACACCCTCATTATACGGAGGGAGAAGGAGAAAAGCAAGATGGTAAAAACGAAGATTACACTGGATGACGGAAGAGTAAGAAAAATTGAAGACTGTGAACTGGTTGTGGCAATCGGTTTGGGTTCCAAGAAAGAAGAGCAGCAGATTCAGTTAGCTGTAATGGGTGGCAAAGGATTAAGAAGTTCTGCGATGATTCAAGGTTTAGCAGATGCTACGGTAGATGCGATTAATACTCTTGCAGAAGACGATTATCATGCAATTGCTATGTTGACAACTTTTATGGAAAAAGTTGGGGAAAGCTGCAAAGCAAAGATGTTAGAAAGGCTTACGAATGGTGACTAAAAAGCTGTTTAACAGCCGGGAAGAGTGGCTGCAGGGAAGAAAGAACCATATAGGCGGTTCGGATGCGGCTGCCTGTGTTGGAAGAAATCCATATAAGAACAACGTGCAGTTATGGGAAGAAAAGGTTGGACTGGTGCTTCCGGAAGATATTTCTGATAAAGATTACGTCCAGTATGGAACTGAGGCGGAGAAGTATCTCAGAGCATTGTTTGTACTGGATCATCCGGAATACAAAGTTTCCTATGATGAAAATAACATGTTTATCAATTCAAAATATCCCTGGATGCACGCTTCTCTGGATGGAGAACTTCTGGACAGTACCGGACGACATGGGATCCTGGAGATCAAAACATCCAATATCCTGCGGTCTTCCCAGTGGGAGAAATGGAGAAAAGGGATCCCGGATAACTATTACTGCCAAGTCCTTCATTATCTGGCGGTAACAGAATATGACTTTGTAGTATTAAAAGCCCAGCTGAAGAGCTGGTATGGAGAAGAAATGCGCCTTGAAACGATAGAACGATTTATAGAGCGCGAAGAGGTGGAAGATGATATCTGTTTTCTGGTAGATGCAGAACGCAGGCTTTGGAACTGTGTAGTTACAGGGACAAGCCCAAACAGAGTCCTTCCACCATTACAGTAAAAAGGAGAACAGACATGTTGGAATTGAAAGTTTATAACCCGGAAGACAGCTTCTTAAAGCGGATCGAGTGGAATTATGAAGAACTTAAAAGCTATATAGAGCCTATTTCTGCGGAATATGCAGCATCTGTTTATACAGATGACATGATCAAAAAGGCTAAAGAAGACAGAATAAAGTTAAATAAGTTTAAAGATGCGTTGGAAGCAGAGAAATCCAGAGTACGCAAAAAGGTTATGGAGCCTTATGAGACCTTCCGTTTAGAAGTTGATGATCTTACAGCAATTATCAAAAAAGCGATCGATAACATTGACGGCCAGGTCAAAGGCTATGAAGAGCGCTTACGTGAGGAAAAGACAGCCAAGGTCAGAGAGTTCTATGAAGATAACATTCACGATATTGGCAAGTATCTTCCCTTTGAGCGTGTGATGCAGCCAAGATATGCCCTTGCTTCCACTACCATGAAGTCCATTAAGGAAGAGATCCTGGCGCTGATCCAGAAGGTGGATGAGGGACTGGCTGTCTTAAATGAAGTGGACAGCCCTTATGCCGGTGATATGAAGAAAGTCTTTTTGGAGACTTATGATATCGGCGCGGCCATGGCAAAAAGGAACCAGTTAGAGGCAGAGGAGCAGAACCGCAGGCTTTACCAGGAAGAAATGGCAAAGAGAAAGGCAGAACAGGAAGCGCAGCGGAAAGCTGCAGCTGAGAAAGTAATGGCGGCTGGAAGACAGGAGCCGGTACAGGCAGCTCCTGCAGAACCTGTTAAAACAGAAGTTCCCAAAATGGAGACCGTGGAAGAGCCGGTCAATGTGATCGACTTCAGGGTCTATGCCACCAGGGAGCAGCTGATGAAGTTAAAAGGATTTTTAAAAGATAATGGAATCCGGTTTGAGCCGGTACCGAAACAGTAAGAGGAGGATATAGAAATGGCAGTAGCAAATAAGTTGGTTAATAAGCCGGTACAGAAGGTAGAAACTACAAAGTACATGGCAAACGGTATGCAGGTAACACTTACGCCTGGCACAGTAAAGAATTATCTGATCAGCGGGGATAAGGACAGAGTATCTGATCAGGAAGTTGCGATGTTTATCAACCTGTGCCGCTTTACCGGTCTTAATCCATGGCTTCGTGAAGCGTACTGCATTAAGTACGGAAATGAACCGGCAACTCTGGTAGTTGGAAAGGATGCATATTTCAAGAGGGCAGAAGCACATGCAAGCTATGACGGCATGGAAGCAGGCATCATCGTCCAGAATGAAGAAACAGGTGAGATCAGTTACAGACAGGGAACGTTGAAGCTTCCTGGTGAAACATTAGTGGGAGGCTATGCGGAAGTATTCCGCAAGGACAGAAGCCACAGCTTCCGCATGGAAGTTTCTTTTGATGAATACGCAGGAAAGAAGAAAGACGGAAGTCTTAATTCCCAGTGGTCCAAGAAACCCGCGACTATGATCCGTAAGGTTGCAGCGGTACAGGCATTAAGGGAAGCTTTTCCACAGTCATTTGCAGGCATGTATGTAGCAGAAGAGATGGGAGCTGCAGAACCGGAGTATGCCGCAGGAGATGTGATCGATCCACAGACACAGCCGGTCATTGAAGAAAAAGCGGATGTACAGCAGCCTGTTCCTTCAATGCCACAGCCACAGATGGATGCAGCTGATGACTTTTTCAATTAGAAAGCATGACAGAAAGGAGGTGATCAAGGCATGGCGATAACATTTGACAGCATTGGTAATGGCGGGCTGCAGGAGAAGTTCAACATGGCCCTGAGGCAGATCGGAAGGAACAT